ACGCTTGTCAACAAACACAGCATGCGGATTATGTTTATCCCACCAGAACATGCGGCTTCCGGCAGTCATGTCTAAGATTCGTTTGTCTGTATCAATCAAACAGATCACCCTTACTTGCGTGCCAGCCAATGAAGCCACCAATCAAACCAACTACGATTACAAATCCAATCTGTGCTACTGCCATATTGCCAACTCCTTTCTACGCTCCAACTTCACACAACCATTTGTATACTTGTGGCTTTAGAAATACTGGGTCTCGGTGTTCCAAATCCAGCATCGCGTTGTCTAGGCCCATTTGGCTGATATAGAAATCCACCACGGTTCCCTTACGGCCCAAGTATTCATTCAGTTCAGTTCTGCTCATGATCATGGGGAATTGATCATCTGACCTGCGTTCACTTGCTGCCATGTGATTCACCTCCTTAGTCGTCTAAATAAAGGTCACTCATGTCTAGTAGATCAGCTATATTAACTAACGCTTCCATATTTAACTCTTTCATGTCATCTACTGATGCGGGCTGGTTATCTTGATTCGTTACTGCACTGGACTGGTTGTTAATATCGAGTAGAAACTCCAATGCTTCGCGTACGCTTTCGAATTCCATTAAGCTACCTCCTTTTTGATCGCTTGGTACCCCTTTTCGAAGTACAGCCACTGTGGAACTTCTTTATCACTGTATTTCGACTTGCTATTCGACCAACGGCCGTATTCATTCTGGCCAGGTTGTTCAGCTTTGAGGTCGAGTTTGTTAGCAATGCGTCCCACCTACGAACATTTTTTTGGTAGCTGAATTTTCAGCTGCCAAATTATCGATTGATTGCAAGATATTCTTATGTTCCTTGCCGAAAATCTCTGCCACTTTCAAACTCGTTGTTACAGCTGTTTTTTCATGCATGATGACTAGTTCTTGTTTTGTGTTCATTGTTATGCTTTCTCCTTCCGTTTTAACTTGTTGAAATCAATTCCATCTAACAACAATGTATATGGGTCAACGTTTAAGTACTCGGCAACTTGCTGTACTTTCTTCAATGAAATTGTGGCTGAATCATTCCATCGGTTGACCGTCCCATTTGAGAAACCCAAATCTGTTTCCATTTGGCGAATTGAAACGGAACGCTTTTTGGCAAACTCTTTGATCGTGTCATAGATCATTTCGTAACCTCCTTTTTGGTATTTAGTAAATTAATCAAAATTATTCTTGAATATTGTAGGAATATATCCTACAATGAATCCATAGAAAATAAACTCCAATTTACGATCTCATCAGCTTTGGCGGGCTAGAATATGGATTGATTGGTTTTTATTTGATGTGTTTAATTAACTTACAAGAACGAGTATATAGGACTATTGTCTATATGTCAACATGAAAGTTTAGGATTTATTCCTACATTCTTGTTCTTTGAATATTGGGGAGCGTAGAAATGTCGATATATCAACGGATCCAAGAGCTTGCTAAATCTAGAAAAATTTCAATACGACAAGTTGAATTAGATTTAAAATTCAGTAACGGCACTATTAGAAAATGGAAAAGTAGTGCACCTACACAACGACTTACTAAGGTTGCTGATTATTTCAATGTTACAGTTGATTATCTTCTCACTGGAAATAAAACAGATGCTCCTGTTCACAAACCTAAAATTGATTTAGCAGATGACAACGCTATTGCGTTCTACGAAGGGAAACAGGTGTCGGACGAAGATATGGAAATCATTAGACGATTATTGCGGGGAAAATAAATGGACGATGCAATTAACTACTTATTAAATTTTGCGATGAAACAAAAGATTGGTTTCGTGTGGACAAACTTGCTTGCGCCCGATACACCATCAGCTGCTGATTGTAAAGAACGTGAAATTGTAATTAATGCAAACTGGCGTAATCAAAAAGAGCTACCATTTGTGATAGCTCATGAGATTGCACATGTATTAAACAAAGATATGGGTATTCTCTACTTCACAAGCAGCAGTTCAAAATCGCAGATTGAAAGTAACGCGAATGCTGGTGCTGTTAAAATTCTCGTTGATTATTGCGATAAGCTGGGACTTGAGCACTACAATGTGATCAAGTTTATGAACGCTTTCGGAATTCCTGCAAATTTGGAATATATGGTAATGGATAAACTAGAAAATAGATTTGAGATTTAAAACTTGTTGCAACATTACGTCCAATTAACTGATTGACGTTAAAAGCTATCAATATGGGGGAATTAATATGTCTAAGTGTGAAATATGCGGCAATAAAATTGGTTTGTTCTCTGAAAGATTTAAAACAAGTGATAAAAAAATCATCTGTCAATCATGTACTAGCAACGTAGACCCCGTTCTGCTTTGGTCTGAAGAAACATCGGCAAAAGATGTTGCTAATTTTATGGATAACTCGATCGGTGATAATTACTTACACAGTATAGGAGCAGAAACACCTTCCGATATAAGAAGAAAAAAAGAAGCACAGGCAAAAGTTGAGCGTGAAAAAATAGCCAAAGAAGAAGCTGAACACGCTCGAAATTTAGCAATGGCAAAAGAAATAATAAAGCATGCTAAAAGCCAAGAAATATCTCATTTTAAGGTTCATGGGATTACTTATCATGAATTATCAAAAATGGTTAACTACGCTAGAAAAAACGATATGTTTGATCCGTATGATGGATATTCTGCAGCTGAAATAAAAGAATACTCTCCATACGAGAGAGTATTTGAAACAGACTTATCTGGAATAATAAGCTCAATAGAATTTGTCCCTGAACCTGAAAACAAATATGACAATAATGCTATTAAAATACTAGCTACTCTCGATAATAAAAAATACATGATAGGCTATGTTCCAGCCAAGAAAACTAAAGAAATTGCTGATATTTTGGAAAAGCATAATAATGAAGAAATTTCTTTAAGAATAGAATATGACTTAACCGGTGGAAAATTTAAAATAGCTGATGATGATGAAAATGATTTTTCAGATGATCCAAAATTAAAAATCCATACAGGCAAAAGTGAGTATGGATTTAATATAAGATTATTCGATAATAATATATAATTCCACGTCCACATTCCGATGACGTTAAAAGCTGGAAATAAAAAACTGTTGATATGAAAGAAGATTTATTATGAACTTCATGGAAATTGACCCTGTGCGTATTAAACCTGAAGATGCTGACACTGCTGTTGAAGAGCTTAAACATGCTTATGATAAAAATGTTGCTAAGGCCTCAACAGACCCTAATGATGAAACGTATTTTTCTTGGAAAAACCATAATATGACTATTTGTGTCTGCAAAGTATCTTATACTAATGGAACTTTCCCAATAGCATTTGCGGTTTCATCAGGCAAAGAAGATGAATTAAAAATTTTTGACTTTGTGAAAGAAACTAACAATTATGATTTTTTTAATATCAGAACGGACAATGTACAAATGCAAATTAACTATTTACTATCCAAAGGGTTGCTTCCTGAAATAAATAGTGACTCAATAGTTGCAACATCAATTTCATTTTTCCTTTACTTGAAAGAATTTATTACGAATTGGGTATCTCAAGAATACAAGCATGCTAGCAAGCATTTTTCCAAAACTCCAATAGAAATTTTTAACTTTAATAATCTTGGGTTGCATGCTGCTAAATACAAATTTGATGTCATGATTAACACAATTAATAATGATCAGTTTAGCATTGAATTATCTGAGTGTTTATATGCTTACGAACATGAAAAATACTATTTGTGTGCTGCTGGAATGGGTGGTATTTTAGAATCTATTTTATATTTTTCTTTGGAAAATTATAAACTAATTGATAGAAATATTCCAAATAATCCTACAGCATTCGATTTTATAAGAATATTAAAAACAAACGATTTAATTACTAGACGGGATGAAGATTACATTAAATCCATTTTCATGCTTCGGAATTCTGTGTCTCATCACAATTCTGGTTTTACAGATGCTAGTCAGTGTCAAGCTATGATGCTAGGATCAAGAAATATTTTTGCTACAATTTTTCAACCTAGCAAAGTTTGGAATAAAGAGAATCCAGATTTGTCATATAGAGAATATTTAAGGAATCGGTAGTTGTTTCCCCCTGATCATCGCATTCAAATAGATGTCCTTCAGAATCAGTGTGAATGTCTTCAAATGCTATTCTGTCTTCTAACAATTCCATAGCCTTTTTTAATGTCAATAACTCAGTATCTGAAATTTTTATTATTTTTGAATTCATACAATTCTTATCCCCCTTGAACTTTTTCTTTGATTATACAACAAAAAAGCCATATCCCCTAAACTTTGACCGGTTCAAGGATATGGCTGAATGACAGAAAACACTGTTACTAGTGGTCTCTTTGTGTACTCTATTTTAGCACACGGGGACGAAGCTAAAAAGGAGAAATAACATGGCAAGTTATGAAAAACGTGGCAAGAAGACACGTGTTGTCGTATCCACAACAGAAGGAACAGTTAGAAAGAAAGTTAGTCGAACGTTCGCGACCAAAAAAGAAGCCCAAAAGTGGGCTGTGAAGATGGAAGCTGAACGTAATGATGGAATTAACATTGCTGGATCATCAATGACGTATGCCGAATACTGCGATCAATGGGTTCGTGATTTTAAAATCGATAACGTTAAACCTATAACTGCTAAGATGTATCTGAGCCATATTAAAACGATCAAAAATATTTTTGGCAATATCACGCTATCTCAGCTTTCCCATGCAGTCTTACAACATGCGCTGGATAAATACGGTGAAGATAAGCAAACCAGTACAGTTAATGCGCTTCTGGTCACCATAAAGGCATCGTTAAAAGATGCCTTGTATGATGGCTATATTCCAAGAGATATTTTTTCACGAGTGAAACCACATGGAAAAAAAGAGCGCCCTGAGCGAGTTAAATCTTTGTCAGCTACGCAATTTGAGAAGTTACAAACATACTTATTTAACAACGCTCACGATATTAACAATCTCTGCATATTAACAATGTTAGAAACAGGAATACGTGTTGGCGAATGCTTGGCTTTGAATTACAATGATGTTAATGCCTTGTTTGATACAATTAGTGTGACTAAAACATACTCTAGTGATCTTCATACGATTACAAAGCCTAAAACTAAGACTAGTGTCAGAAACATCAAAGTAACTCATGAATTGGCTCAAATGTTGACAAATAGATTAGATCGCCGCAATTATGAACGTTTTTTTAACATGACGATTTTTCCTGTTGGAAGACATTTAAAAGAGCTTCTTGACTACCTTGATTTGCCACAAATCACAGTTCATGGTTTACGCCATTCACACGCTTCATACTTGCTCTATAAAGGTGTATCAATTAATTATGTATCAGCCAGATTAGGACATGCAAACACTGCAATTACACAATTGGTATATGCACATATGCTACCAGAGGAGCAAACAAATGAAGCTGAAAAAGCGGTTGAATTATTGTCAAAGTCCCCAATTGTCCCCAAGGCCAGATTAAAACGCTGAAATATAGGGACTTTAAAGAGTTACTATATTATTAGTAGAACTGGTCAAACACCTGTAAAGTGCGCTAAAACGCGTTAAAATAGGCTTTTTATTTTTTTAACATCACTTAAAACCACTTAAAAACATGTGGATTGTCCCCAGAAAGTCCCCAAGAATAAAATAGAGTACGTAGCACCTACGCCATAATTGGTATAGGTGCTATTTTTATGCAAAATAAAAAAGCCCCAATCCGGTGGGGACTGAGGTTTTATGCGATAATCCTTAAAGAAAGAGAATTGCTAATTAAGCACAATACAAGCATAATACTTTATTCATAAATTGTAAACGTTTTATTTAATCACAACTAAAAAAAGCCCCTACCTAATTAAGGATAGAGGCACTCATAGGAAGTGATATGCTATGCACACATCGCCTACATATTATCACAATTTAGAATGGTTTCACACCTGCATTAATATCACGTTGAATTTGCTTCCACATTAACGATGGATGGCTCACCTTACCATCAACCGGTGTACCTAATTTACGTTGCATAGCCCGGTAAGTAACTGGACCGAAGTAACCGTCTCGAGTAACACCTAAGTGCTTCTGCAAAATCTTAACAAACGGCGATGGGCTACTTATGCGACCATCTTGATACTTCATGCCGTACAGTCGCTGTAATCCTAGGTACGTGTGATAACCCGGAATACCGTCAACGGCCAACTGATTAGACTTAGCCGTCGTTTGGGTAGCGACGTGGGTCGTCTGCGAGTTACTGATTACGGCATTCTTATCTGTGTTAGCCGTGTAATAGTTATCGTACAGTTGGCTAACGTCATAGCGCCCTGACAAGCCCGCAAAGGTCATTGTGGAGCTGAATTGCCATGCGTGATTACTAGTATACCGATCAGTTGTGACGTGATATGGATAATAGGCAATCCAACCAGTGCCATCAGCCACGGTCATCTTAGTGTTAACCCAGGATCCCATCGTGTAGATATCACACCGATAACCGGCTTGTTGAACAACTTGCGCGAAGGCTTGGTTCGCTTGGTCATTAGTTGTCTTAGATACGCCAGATTGCGCGGAACTCTCGGCATCTGTTACAATCACCGAGCCAATACCTAGACCGTCAACCCGTGCCTGTTGGACCGCATGGCGTGCTTCTGCTTGTGCAGTGGCCACCGAATTATAGCGGGCAAAATGGTACCCATTTGTATATAATCCGGCTTGATTAGCGGCACTAATGTTAGTTTTAGCGGTCGAGGCATTCCACGTCTGACCTTCTGAAATCTTAACCGTGACGGCCTTGATCCCGTAGTTATTACGTAGATTGACAAACTGCTGTGTAGTTAAAGACTGCCCGTTGTTATTGTAATCAGACAAATCCAGCATATCAGTGCGGGCCGCATGGGCTGTACCACCAATGCCAATCACCACTAAAAAAGCCACCACAAATGTGATGACTAATCGTTTAATCTTATTCAATTAAGTTACCTCCTATTGAGCTGTTGCTGTACCTGCCGTAGGTGTTAAACTGGCCACTTTAGCTTGTGCGGCCGTTAAATCAGCTTGTGCTTGTTGCAACTCTACCGCTTTCGCCTTCGCTTGGGCGTCTGCTTGTTCTTGGGCAACTTGTTGGGCTGTCTTTTGCGGATAAGCGGCTTCAATTGCTTGCTTTGATTCGGCAAATTGTTTTTCGACCACACTGGCAATGGTTGTTTCATCGGCCGTAGTGAAACCTAGCTTTTTGAGTTCGGCTAGGACATAGGCGACGGCTTTAGATTTCTTCGCTTCGCTCGTGAGGTAATTTGTTACCCCGGCTTGTTCGGCTAGAACAACGCCGGTTTTCGCCAATGGCTCAGCAGTTTGCAGTAAACTAACTACTTTCTTGTTGGCTAGTACATGCTTAGTGACAAAGCCCCCAATGACAGGGACAATTACAACAAATAATGACACGAGTAAATCCGCAATATTTTGGACGTTCATAATTACATTTCCTCCTTATTTCATCAAAAAGTTCTCTACAATAAATAACGCGACCGGCAAAATAATCGCCACCCACATTGTGCGTGACCACCACTGACTATTTGATTTTAAATCTTTAATATCAGCTTCATTTTGCTTGGCTAGTGTATAAGCTTCATCGGCTTTTTTAGCGGTCTCATTGACCCCACTAGTATTAACCTCAACTTTTGCTAGGCGTTGTTGGATATCCATTAAAAGGTCAATTACATTTACATCTTCTTTATCTGCCATCAGCTGACCTCCTAGCAAGTTACTTGGAAGTAGACTTCGAACCAACCACCGGCATAATCCTTACTACCCCATGAATTGTTACACGTTAGCTTACCATCATGGAAATGGAACCAGCCCATGGCGAGGTCCTCATTTAATGGCACTAGTGCATTGCTGACCATTTCAGCATAATTGTTATTGGTTTCCCACCAATCAGGAACTGGTACCGACAAAACATCAATTGTTTGGTGTGCTTTAATAGCCGGTAAATTAACCGCTCCAGCAATCATCAATGTTTTGTAGGCGCCAATATGGATAAACTTGTACTTCAAGCCATTGCCAGCATCAATTGTTGTCCCACTCAACATCGTTAACCCAGAATCTGTCCACGTACCTGAATCCCCAGTAAGGCTATCCTTAACATTTTGGATCTGACTAGCGAAGTCTGGGGCATTCTCAACTACACTCCAATCAGTTGCTGGTCTAATTGCGTTGCCATCCGCGTCTTGTAAGTATGCTTTTTTAGTATCTGCCATTTTTTAAAATTCCTTTCTATATGTGCGTGCCTATTTAGTGAACCATGAATTATAAGTCTTATTGTCTCCACCAGCGCCACGAACAAATAGAGCTCCCTGGGAGTCATAAATTCGCTGTACAGATGTGTTTGCATTAATATCTGTTAGTTCCAACACGCCATAGCCACTGAACCCAGCTGGGGCATTCTGGCAATGGGTGCCATTAATAATGAATGTCTTAGAGCCGGTTGTAGCATTATCTGATGTGAGTTGGTCTAAGTCTTGCCCGTCTGCAAGGATATTGTTTGATCCGCTGGCTTCCTCATCAATGGCTTGTGCTAGTCCTAATACCACACTGGCATGAGTTTCGGGATAAACTTGCTTTTTAATCGTCCCGTTGTTCTCAAATAGTTTAATCTTCTTAACCACGTTTAAGCCCCCTCAGTTAGTGTTAAGTTGCTGGTAGGCATCACTACCAGCCCCTCATTAGTATCTGTACTAGTACTACTAATCTCTGCGCTAGTATCAATTTTAATAGGGACTGAGTTTGCTCCAATATCCGTTAACCGAATAGTTTCGGCTATCCCAGCTATCTCTGCCACATCTTCATAACTCGTTTTAGAATTATCAATGTTATCCAAACGAGCCTTTAGTGTCGGATAGGCCGTTCCATCTGTGCTTACCCGGGCGTCTACCACTTCGCTAGGCTGGCTAACACCCGTAATTAAATTATTAATCTGCGTATCATAATTTGCGAAGCGGTTAGTAATGAAACTTGCTAGATACGGGCCATAACTCCTAAGCTGCGCCCAGTTATAATTCTTCTGTTCATAGGCGGACTCATCTTGAAAAGCACTTGGTTCGTCTTTTAAATCGAGCGTTTTAATTGTTGCCATTTACTCACCTTCCTAGCTTTGAGCTTCATTGGTTCCAGTAACGCCTTGAACATAAGTAGCAGCCTTACCACGGGCAATTGATTCAATCTCTTTGCGTGTTAATTTATCAAAAGTCTTATCAGTTGCTAAATCAGTTTGAATAATAATCACTGTCGCCGTGAGTGATTCTTTGTTTTCATAGCCCGCGATTACTACTGTAATTGATTGGGTAACTCCTGTGTTGTCTAAGTTATATGAAATCGTTGTTACTTTTGTATCCATTATTTCTCCTCACTTTCTAAGGCATCTAGTAAAGCATCGTAGGCTTGCGCATCGGTTCCAGATAGTTCACCATCATAGTTATTTAGAAAATCTAAGCAGTCTTCTAAATGGCCTTCATAAGTCGGCCCGGCTATTTCTGCATTTTCATTCAACAAAACCAGATGTTCGGCATTAAATTCTGCTAAAACATCTGGCTTAATTTTGTAACTGCCATTTTCTAATTTGATGGGGTTCCCCGCTTCATCTAGCTCCCCATAATCTTTAATGAGTGCTAATTCCGAGTTGCTAAGTTCATTAACCGCGTTAATAAACAGATTAACTAGCTTAGTCCGTGCTCTACTAGCCTTTCCCCTTAGCTTCATATCCTGCAAAAAGTTAATACATGGTACTAATAAACTATTCTTAATTTTAATTTTCATTTTGTTAAACCCCCGTAATATTGAGTGCGGTAACTGAATCAACATATTTGTTGTTATTGATGAAATATAAGTGACCGTTGTTGCCAAAACAGACGCCCGCACCGGCATCGTTAATCAAGGCCACCCCGGCGCCGTTATAGTTTTCAATATGAAAGTTAACATCACCCCAGTTATCCCATATCTTGTCGCGTATAATTAAGCCCTTATTCATGGTCACAAAATCATTGAAATTAAACCCCTGTTCAATTCCATGTGCGTCTGATTTATTGGATTCGGACCAAATAAAAAGTGGTGTCGTTGTATTATCTGCGGCGACTTTTTCAATGGTAAACAAATCATCGTTAGGAAACAGCCCAATTTGAATCCCATTATAATAAGGATCATTGTTGTACATCGGCCCGCCATAAATCTCGCCCAGTTGTTCCGCGGTCGTTCTATCCCTGAAACCTAGGCCATCGCGTGTTAACACCATGGTGGGATCTTGAACGCCTGGAGTATAAACTTGAATAGTATCTGGTGTAATCTTGATGTTGCCACCATAATCGTCCAACCCTACTTGGAAAAAGTTAGCTGCCATTTTATCGGCGGTTATTGAACTAGCTTGGATTAAATTACCCTTAATTGTACCGGCTGTAATTTTATCAGCGTTAAGGCTAGTAATCATAGCATCGGTGATAAACGCGGTACCACCGAATACAACTGATGCGGCGTCTAAATACAACTTACCTGATTGAATTAGAATGTTATCCGAAGCTATATTGATTTGACTGATTAGATCGTCAGTCTTCACTCTAGCTAGAATATCATTCGCGAGAATAGCAACTTCGGCAGTGTAATCTGCTGTGTTAACCTTGCCATCAATTAAGCTACTTAGTTGCGTCATCTTTGAATTATAATCTGTGGTGTTAACCTTGTTTGATACCGTAGTTTGTAGCCCATCTACCGTGGCTTCTAGGTTAGTCACACTAGTAACCGAGGCGTTATCTGCTGGATTAGGGCACCAATCAGTCGCTACACTACCTTTTTCTACCTTAATTCCTGCAATTTGCAAGGTACTAGTATTTTCAGTACTTCTTTCAATTCGGGGACGTAAGTATCCGTCACTAGTGGCAACAGCTGTTGCTGTGATCCTTTGCCATGAATCCGTTATTGTTACCGCGTTATGGGTTGGACTGGCTGTGGCAGTGCTGTAGTCACCTTCTACTAATTGATTGAGTTGCCAATATATATTACTTGTTCCAGTACCACTTGTGTTTTTTACATATGCACTATAAGTTACAGTGTCACCTTTTTTAACTTGGACGTATTGGCTTAAACCACTCCAGTCTTGATCCGTCTGCATTATGGCTAATCCATTGTAGGTATCTGTAGTTTTTGTCCACCAATCAGCACCAACCCATGATGATAGGTTGTCGAAATTCTTGGTATCTGTATACAAGTTAGTTCCTACAGCACTGTTATTAACTTGTGTTTGTAAGGCGCTTAGATTAAGGCTAAATTTGTTAGAAGTTAAATCAATCTGGCTGCTAGTCCATGTTTGGGTAGCGTAACCACCATTGTTTAATAAGCCTTGCACGTCTGATGAAGTTACTTTTTGCTTAATCTCATCAGCCTGCACACTAATTGCCGCAGAATTAGCTGTTACTGTATCTTTAAGTGTGTCTACTGCGGTCTGATCGGCTTTTAAAGCTACTTGACTGGCGGTTTGTGATAGCTGTGTTGCTTGGCTTGACGTGGTAGTTTTCAGACCTGAAATAGCGCTACTATTGTTGGCTACGGTTGTTTGTAACCCCTTAGCCGTTGCTGTCACACTGGCTACCGCAGAGGAATTACTGGCAATGTCTAGGCTGGCTTGACTAGCTGAGACTTGTAAAGCGCTAATGTCACCTTGGGCGTTGCTCAATGCTGCTTTAGTTTCAGAAGCGGTTACACTTACTGTATTAGCCTCTGACTGTGCATTAACAGCCGTTATACTTGCTTCACCGGCCGTCTGCTTAGCTATAAGCGCGTCTGACTGTGCATTAACTGCTGTTACACTGGCTTGACTAGCTGTTTGATTTGCAATTAGTGCATTTGATTTAGCGTCAACAGCTGTTACACTGGCTTCACTTGCGGTGTCCGTAGCTACTATTGATGCTGATTGTGCATTATTGGCTACAATCTGAGCACTAGCTATCGCGGCTTGATTAGCACTTATTGCTGACTTAGCCTCATTAATTCGATCATTTGCACTGCTTAGGCTACTAGAAACGGAGCTATCTAACGTACTTATTGCAGAACTATTACTTGTAGCAGCTGACATCGCTGATTTAGCTTGATCAAGAGCATTGGCTGCATCTGATTTGGTTTCATTTACAGCGCTTGAATTATCTGCAATTGCTTGGCTGTTAACCTTGCTAGATTCGATTGCGGCACTAGCTGAACTCATTGCGTTCTCAGCGGCCTGTTGCGCTGTTTTAATGCCGGCTTGCTGTTCAGTCACGGTTTTGCCAACTTTATTGATTGCCACCTGCATGTTATTACGCTGATTGGTATCGGCTAAATTAACCCATTTGCCATTTACCCATGTTTGCTGGGTAGCTGTCGCCTTCTTATCTGATATAAATCCTGCAACATCTGTAGTATCGGCCATCTAATCATCTCCTCCATCATCGTTAGTTGCTTCAATTGGCTTAATCCAAATGGCGCCATTTTTAATTTTATTTGTCGTGCTCGGGTCTTCATTGCCGTAGAAAAGTTGTGGAATGTTGCCTAGTTGTTCCCGTATCTTGCTCAATTCAGCCAAGGTGTTCCGATTGTTCTTTTGGTGCAAGATTGAAGCTGGCAAATTATCATATGAAATTTGAGTTTGTTGCGCCTGACTAAACGGGTACCAAGTGAAGCTCACCACCGTTACATCAGTAGAATAGTCCATTGTCTGGATATTCAATCGTGCTTTCTCCCCCGGAATCGGCTGTTTATTGCTATTCAAGGTAATTGTTGTTGTGATGATTGGATCAGGTTGCAATTGTGTGAGTGCATACTTACGCATGTCATCCGCAATCTTATAATCACTGTTGTTTAGATCAGCCATCGGGTGTAATCCCCAGTTGCTAATTGAGGTATCATCTTGCACAAAGAACGGCTCGAAATAATAGGTTTCCGTATCTGAATCAGTGGTACTTGAATCATCAGTCGTATCTGTGTCGTCATCGGTGTCTGAATCATCATCTGTGGAAGTATCGGTAGTTGAAGTATCAACCGTGGCGCCAATACACTTCACTTGGTTATACACACCAGTGGAATCAATTGCTAAATCGATCTCCGAGGTATCATGAAGATAATCAATCCGCTTCTGAGATTGCTTAACAAAGGCATCTGCGGAGTACACATGAATGACTTTGCCAATCGGTCTAATAATTGTGCCTGACCAAGTATCGATGATCTTACTCGTCATATCTGAGCCACTACCATTGCCTAAATCTTGAATCTGTTGCTTATCAAAGTCTCCGTGTACCGCGTAGCTAAATCCTAAGAAGTTAACTGAACTATCGCTCAACCAATAGTTAAGCACATCTTGCACGGTGTACGTTAGGGTGCCAGCCTGCGTATTATGCTGAAAGATTCGGCTCAGTTCACTATTAACATATTGGATAGCCGTCACCTGTGGTAGATTGACACCAGTCAAAGTTGGTTGAATCTGTTTGACGACGAATAAATCACCGTTAAAAGTGATTAAGCTTTCAATCCCTAACGCGCTAAAGCTCGGTGAGCCGTCATCGTAAGCCGTAAATTGAATCTGATTAGTCTGATTATTCTCGTACTGATAGTTAAAAGTATTGGCCTCGTAACAGGTTAGCGGCATTTTCTGATCACTATTGTGGGCTTGAATAAGAAGTGTTTCGTCAAACTCGGCCTCATCATCGATTTCTTCATCAACTAAAGCTGGTGCTACCGCTTCATTGACTAAGATACAACCATGCCGCATCTTAAA